TTATTATGCAACGTAAGAACTTCGAGCCGCATGTTGGTATCTTCTTGAATGGTCGAATTTTACACTTGCTTGAGACAGGTGTTGAATATCAACCGTTGGTTGTAGCTCGGAGATTTTTTACTTCAGTTAGGTACTACCGATGAACAAAATAACTGTTTGTGAAAATTCATTTGATCCTTCAACATGGTGTGTTTACGAAAACGTCACCGATGTTCGAGAATTTTTGTTCAAACACTTCAATGGCATTTGGCCATCAAGTGCTCATGTTTATCTCGACCATGTTGCGAAGAATGCGGATATTACTCCCTACGACGAAGCCGGTATCGAACGACTCGGGAAGGTTTCAGGACATTTCTTTGTTGTGGTTTATCCCAAAGGTCTACCCGCTGTCCTTCTCATTGTTTCAATTGCATTAACGGCAGCATCTATTGCTGTCGCGTTGCTCCTCCGGCCTAATACCACACAAAAATTGAATTCCGCTGGTTCACCAAATAACGCGCTTGGTAACCGCACCAATAAAGCACGACCGAATGAACGCATTCCAGATATATTCGGGACTTTGTATGCTACCTTTGACTTACTCGCATTTCCGTACAAAACGTTTGTTGCTGATGGCTATTATGGTAATACTGAATATGAACATGTGTATGCTTGCATTGGTCGTGGATCGTATGTAATCAATCAAGTGAGTGGTCTTTATCAAGTACGTGACGATACTACACCTTTAAGCGAAATCGATAACGCACAGTGTGGTATCTATGGTCCCGGTACGGCTCCGATGTCAGGGAGTCCCGAGCTTATTATTGGCCCGTATGCCGCTGAACCCGTTGTTAATTTAATCCCTTCTACGTGTGTCAACGGTCAAATTCTGAATGATTTCAATATTGGTTCAGAACTTGGGGAAGGTTTCAGTTATACGGGTGGAGGGATCACCATTACGGGTGATCCTGGCGTTGGCCAAATTCAAGCAATTGCTGGTTTGGGACTTCATATAACTGGAAACTTGGATTTATCTACATATATCAATGTGGGCGATTCAATTACCATTGGTGGTGCGCCTGGAAACATAACTTCGTTTATGACATTTATAGATGATCTTTGTGTTGATCCGGCTGGTATTCAACCTTCTGTTCACATTGGTTCATATCTAGGAGTACAATGTGTTTACACAGTTACAGCTATTTTTTCATTGGCTAATCCTGGTGATACACTTGTCTTAAATACTCCGACTGCGCTTGAAGCAATCAATCCAGCATGGACTACGATAGGGCTTTTTGGTTCACTAACTGCCGGTTCATTCACCGGACCAATGAGCGTAGCTCAATCTCTCTTTAATTTTTTTGAGAACGGCTCTTTTTACGTCGGGCCATTTTGGTTGAACTATCCCACGATGGAAGCGGTTTGGTCTAACTTCGTTTGTCCTCAAGGTCTTTTTCGCATTGATACTAGCAATAATCAACAAACTGTTGAATCAATCGTTAATGTATATGTATGGCCTTGTGATGTGAATGGTAATCCAACTACGACAGCGCCAGTAGTTAGTACTTGTACATTTGGAGGAAACTCAACTGATCGTTTAATGAAAGGTGGTACGCTAAAAACAACCGTTACTCCCGGTCCTGGCGGCATTCTTATAATGGCGCAAAAAACAAATGCCGCTCCCAATTTTACGGGAACGGCTTCTTACACAGATCAAACACAATGGCGCGATCTTTATATTATATCGGGTTCTCCTCCGGCCACATTTGGAAACGTCACAACGGTACAAACGATTATTCCAAATACTCCGGCATCACTAGCAATTAAAGAACGGAAACTGAATGCGCTGGTTACTCGTGTGGTCCAATCATCAAGCTATGGACCGCCTGTTGCGACCGTTGCCGATATTCAAATTATTGGTATTTTCGGTGCGCCAAGCGCGTTAGAGATAACAGTTGCCGGTACAAACAATGTTGATGGCGGATTTCAAATTGGAGATACTGTCAATTACAGTATTGAATACTCTTCTGGAATCATAATTACTCTTGCCGGTCAAATGGTACTTAACGTCGTTGCTGTGGGAAGTACAACAACTGTTCTATCAGGCAATATAACGGGAGGCTCACAATCTCTTGTTTCGGCAACGGGCACTGTCACGTATGTCTATGGTGCGAGAGCAAGTTCCAATGCAGCCGATATTCTTATTACTATGGCTCTTGATCCGTTTATCGGAAATATGAGCATAGCGAATATTGATGTAACAGGCATCTATGCGATTGCCGGTCCTGGTGGAACAATTCAAAATTATTTTCAGATGTATCCAGATGAAACTTTGCCCACACAGTTCTGCTATACGTTCGATGACGATACGCAATCATTCGAGGAATCTGTGGCAGACATCGCAACGGCTATTTTTTGTGTTGCGTACAGACGTGGTGGGATTCTCACACTCTCCTTTGAACAAGCTCAATCAAATAGTACTCTTTTGTTCAATCATAGAAATAAGGTTCCACGTACAGAAAAACGAACAGTAAGCTTTGGAACCGTTAACAATAACGATGGCATTGAACTTGTGTACGTCGAACCGAATTACCCAAACTTTCCGAATGTGGATACAAAGGTTACTTTGTACTTTCCTCCGGCAGTGGGCGGTGTCGGTGGAACGGCAGTAAATCCGAAGAAGATAGTTTCAGTTGGCATTCGTAATGTGTCACAAGCTACGGTCCTTGGTTGGCGCTATTATTGGAAGTTAATGGCGCAAAACACTACCGTTCAATTTGATTGCACAGAGGAAGCTGCGCTCTCAGTCCTGCAAGATAGAATTCTCATTGCGGACAATACACGATCAGATACACAAGATGGTGAAGTAATCGCTCAATCATCATTGCTATTGACCTTATCGCAGAATGTCGCGTTGACCGCGCCATATGTCTATTCAATCTTTTTACAACATCCCGATGAAACAATTGAAAGCATTCCTATTACTGCGGGTTCTAATCCTAATCAAGTCATTTTAGAATATGCTCCCGATCAAGCATTGGTTATGGGACCGGGGAACTATGCTAACACGACTTATTGGATTGTGAGCAATGCGCCAGTTGAACAATCTCCGTTTCTTGTTGTTGAAAAAACTCCGAAAGATAACAAAACTTACGAAGTAAAGGCGATCAATTATAGTCCCCTTTACTACAGTATGGATAGTATGTTCTCAACCGATGTTGACATTGCGGCATTGCATTTGGAAATCGTGACAAATCCGGCTGGTGGACAAGTTGACGTGGCTGCATTAGTGATTGAAGTAGTTACGACTTAGGAGAAATCAAATGAATTGGTTCACAGATAGTTTCTCGCATTATTCAACGCTGGCGCAAATTCTTGCTAAGTGGAACGGTCCTTCCGGCAATAACTTGGTTGTGGGAAGCGCTTACGCGATTGGCGCAGCTTCGCAAGGAATGCAAACGCAGAGTAATTCAGCGTTCCGTAATTTAGGTGACAATATTAGTACAGGTGCTTTTGGTGCTCGTTTTCGGTTAGATAGTACTTCTAGCGGAACCTTCCTCAATTTCTTTCAAGTGCTTGACCTTGGAACAGTACAATTAACTGTAAGTTACAATACAAGTGGACAATTATCGCTTTATCGAGGCGGAGGCGCACTCTTAGGCAGTGAACCGATTACTTTGACTTTGGGAACAGTTCACACTATTGAACTTGTCCCGGTAATTGCTGGTGGGACTGGCGGCTCTTGCAGCGTTTACATTGACAATGTTCTTTTAATGACAATTACCGGCGTGAGTACAAGTGCGAGTGGTAATGGTTACTTCAATCAAGTTTCAATCGGTGACCCAAATCAATTCAAATTCATTTCATGGGCAGATGTATACCTAAATGATTTTACTGGCGCTGCGATGAACGTTCGCCTAGGTAATTGGTCAATTTTACCGTACACCGTGAATGCTGCCGGTACTTACGCCGAATTCACCCCTGGCGGAACTATCTTGGGAACAAATTACCAACAGCTAGACAAGGCGCTCGCAAGCTCTGCCAGCTACAACGAGTCCACGACCGTGAGCAATCGAGATAACTTTCACATGGCTCCGGCCTTGGGAACGCTCCTAGGCGCAAGACAGTGGCTCTACGCGCAAGCCGGGGGCGGCGGATCGCGTGCAATCGCACTCACCTTGTCCAACTTTACGGATCAGATTGGAGTGAGTCAGTCTCTCGGATCAGAGGTTTACGGCTTCTTCACGGCTGATGCTTCAATTGATCCGTCTACGGGAGCGGCATGGGCATCCATATTTGCGCTGAATGCTTCAGAATCTGGTTACATCATTACTGTGTAGCTTCCCATTGTTGTGTAGCTGGATTAAATGCTGTTTCCATCTTACCCCATGATGGGCCGCGTTCAAGCTCGTACTTAACAGGTACACGCAAAGCCAAAGCATTCTCCATTATCCAATGCATATATTTGCCGGCTTCAATCTGTTGCGGCGAATCATCAATTACACTTCGACCATTTGAATCGTGGACCGTAAGCTTTGGGTATCCTGCGACCGCGTACACGCCATCTTTCAGACAGCGCCACATAGCTTTTTTCAAATTATCAGCGGCAGAACCTTGACAGCGACCGGCCATAGACTTGTGAGTACCAGCGCGTTGAATTTGCGAGCCGTATTCGCGTATTGCTTGTTGATAAGGAAATCCTGGATACCGTACATAGCTTTGCGTTTCTTCGTCCCATTCGCTTATTGGTTCCCACAGATCGAACCTGTAGCGGCGATTAAGGATGGTCGTAATATAGCCAAGTGCCTTAGCCTCATTTATAAATGCTTGTTGTGAAGGCTTGATGAATGGGATTGCTTTGAAATAGGCTTCACGCATAACCTTTCCGGCTGGCAATGGACAATGTGCCATGCCACAAAGTTTGACTAAACCTAAGCCAAATAGTAGTCCAAAATTTGGTTCTTTAATAGTCATTCGGCCTGTTGCAAATGTTCCGGCAGCTACTTCCGAGGCGTTACGCGGAATATAGATTCCAGTGGCTTCTTTAATTGTCTGTTGTACAAGAGTATGATAATCCATGTCTGGATCATCAATATATTTTTGCCTGAATTCGTCAGATAGTGGCCCGACTGCGTAATGCATGAACATTCTATATTCGATTTGGGAATAATCACCATTCTCGAAACATAAGTGTCCTTCATCGGGCAGGAAACAAGTCATTATTTGCTTGCCTAATTTTGTGCGTGATGGAATGTTCTGAAGATCGGGAGTAGAACTTGATAACCTTCCTGTTACAGTTCCACCGGCTTCGCCGCGTGAACCTTCGTTTCTCAGAGGATGAAATTGACCATGAATGCGACCGTTGACATGACTCTTGAGAATGTATGATTCGATAAATGTATCGCGCAGCTTATAAAACTTCCTAACTTCAAGGATAAGTTCCGAGAGGGGATCAGTTTGGTCCATCAGCCAAGGTGCGGTGAAACTTCCCTTTTTTGTCTTAGGCGTAATTGGGTATTTGATGTTAAGTGCGTCATAAGCTGGTGCGAGATCATCGGGAGATAGCACATTAATATTCTTGCCGGTCAAATCAAAGATAGACTTTTCACCTTTGATAATCTCTCGCGTCAGTTCTTTCTTCATTATTTGAGCTTTGTTAAGATCAACGCGACAGCCAAGCTTACGCATCATAACCCAGAGTGGAATTAACTCACACTCCATGCGATATAAATCCCAAAGACCTTGCGCGTGAAGGAGCTTGAATTGATGGACAAGATTTAATCGAGGAAGTTTGGCATCCTGTTCCCCGTAAGGACCGGCGAGCTTCGGCGAGCTACGATAAATGTTGGATCGCTGTGCGCTTGTGGGTTCGCCGCCGTAAGCTTTAGCACACCACTCATACAGAATGCTCGATTCTTTGTGCAGACCGAGATACTTGGATGAAATGAATTCGAGTCTTACAGGATCGTCTTGCGTAAGAAGCGCTTCGGCAAATTGGCAATCATGCAATTCTCCAGTGACCCAAATATCTTCATCGGTCGCGTTTCCAATGTCGTAAATAACATTGGCTCCGAATTTTGGTATATCCGGCGTAGTTTGCAGAACGTCTCGCCAATATTCAATCGTTCTGCTGGCATCCAAATTAAGGTGTCGGTCAACTTCATGGCGAATGGGCCGATACTCAGTATAAGTTGATCCATCGCGGAATAAAAGATCAATTGAGCCTCCACAGATAGACGCCTTACCACGGCTCCAACCTGGACCTCTCTCAAAGTCATTCTCCTTTACTTCAAAATCAAATCCAATCGCAATAGCTTGTCGAAACGGAGGGTAGCTAGTTGGCGCTCGCCAGTTCGTTTCTGGCGTTAGCGGGAGATCAGCAAGGGAAGTTCGTTTGACGCTAGATAAATCTATGTTATCGAAAAACATTTTCGTTCTATTGTTACAATTGTGTCATTGTGTGCTGCGCCATGCGTTATTAATCGAATACGCATCATTTCAAAAGAGCGCGTTTTGCAAGTAATCATTTTCGTGGATACCGAATCATTTCATTACTAAATAATCGTTCAAAGCCTCTCCGCTGATACCACGCGATTAATTGTATTTCGTCCATCCCATCAACATCGTCCATTGCACAAACGCCTAATGATATTTGAACATGGTAGTGGTCGGCGATCTCGCATAACCAAAGAATGCATTCGGTAGCATACCCATTGCGTCGAAGTAATGCTTTCGTAGAAATGTTCAAAATACGAACTTCAATTTTGTTGACTACACAAACATTTATTAAGACAACGCTACGAAATAAACGACTGCTCCCTTTCGTGCCTCGTGTACCATCCCGAAAAGCTAATCTAAAAAGGGATGTCTTCGTCAATATCGGGTTTATGCAAGTGCTCATGGAAAATAACTCCTCTGAGATTGTCACCAAAAAATGCTGTACCATCCGGTCGTGCGTTTGCATTCCACTTTGTTGCATGGCGCGAAATGTACATCAAATCTTCGCTCAAATAGATACGCGGTTCGTAACGTTCTCCCTCAAATGGAAGAGAAAGACCGCTGCCTTCTTCTTTCGTGCCAAACGGATGGGAACTTACTAAATTGCCTTCAACATAAATCTTACCCACAGAGAAAGGCTCGACCTTCTTAACGGCATCGAAAAAACTCTTGTCAACCGCGTGCGGAATGCCTTGACTTGAAAGCATTGCATTTACGCTGGACGGCCATTTCGTGTCAAAACATTTGGTGAATAACCAAGTAGAATCTTCAAAGTAGAATGTGACACTAGTTGTGGAGAAACCAAATGCTGTGATCTTTTTCTTCGCTTTGCGAAGTTTCATGTATGCGAGTTTCGGAATAAGCATTCCTGTGGGAAAGGAACAACCGTGCCATGCTTCCATAATCACACTTCGATTGGTTGCTACGACACTTCCGTCGTTTAATTGGATGGACGTTTCTAGGACAGTTTCTCCGGCCGTGGTCGCAAGACCGGCGATTTTGTCCAGAGCCTCGATAAAACGCTCATCTAAAGGGGCAACGGCAGCGTCAGGCTGGCACCAGACGAACGCGGACGGATCAAGGCAGGGGACATAGGCATGGAAATCGCCGGAGCGCACAAGGAGCTTGGAGGGGGAAAGTTGGGTGATGGCAAATTCCATCCCGGCGCGTTCGATAGCGGCTTGAAAAAGTGCTATCTGTGGGCACGCGGATAAGTCTTCCTCAATCGGCGTCCCTACACCGATTGTCAAATTGAAAGACACGGCTCGATTTTCATCAATACGACAATAGGTTGATTGATCTTCGCCAATCTTGTACGGAATGGTGAGGAAATCAAGTGCTTGCTCAAGCGAGCTCTTCGGATTTTTCTTTGGAGGCAAGAATTATAAACCTACGTGCGTTCGTTTGAGAAACACAAGCGCTTGCATATTTGATTCAGCTTCGCCTAAAGTTTCGGGAGTAAGGTTCTTCGCTCGCTTCAGTAGCAAGTAAGCGCGCTTGCGAAAGTATTCTTTCTTGCGGTTGCCGCAATCGCCATAGCCGTGATCGTGAGATGGCGGACTATGCGGAACACCCATTGCTTTGCACGTTGCACGATAATTTTCGTGAAGTTGCTTTGCAATCATTTCAATTATTGGACCGCGCTTCGGAACGAATGTTAATTCTTCAATACTCATAGCCCAATACCTCCGGGTACTTCTTATTAGTCCAAACCCTAATACGTCTTGGAACCTTCAAGGCCGAAACATACTTCAAAGCTTCGTCTGTTGTTGGAGGCGCTTCTTTCACTCCCATGCGCTCTCTCCACCAGTTACGTGCTTTGATTGCTGCGAAGCCTGTGTGCTCTAAACAAATCCATTCGCTAAACATCTGTAAACCACAAAAGTATGAAACCTTAATCATTGCCGGTCTTCCTGGCTTTTGCTTTCGATTGTATACCACTCGTTGAACTTCAAATTGACCGTAGATTGGCTCAACTTCTTGCCGTACCAATTCTTCAGTTCCGGCACTCTTTACCAGTTTTTCAACTTTAGGAAATTCAGCACCACAGGCACAACAAACCACAGCGCGAGCATGATTGTACACACCGCAACTATCACAAATACGAACCGGCGCAATCCCTGGTACGGCTCCTTTAATTCTTTTGCGAGGAAGAACAGGATCGTTGATAGGACCAAGGCGCGGAGTGTTTCTCGCAAAGTCGAGTACAAGGCAGTTCTCCTTTAACGTTGCTGGTGACGGTCGCGTACCTCGACCTAGCATCTGTACCCACAGATTAGTGCTCGCTGTGGGCCGGAGCATTAAGATAAAATCAATCGGTGGATGATTAAATCCGGTTGTCAACTTCCCGTAATTAATGATGCACCGAATATCTCCGCGCTTAAATGCTTTAATACGTTCATCAGCAAGATCACCTTTTAGTTTTGAGTGAACTACCGCGCAATCAATGCCCAAACTGCTTAGGACGGTTTCGATGTGTTCCGCGTGTTCAATGCCAGATGCAAATGCGAGCCAACATTGTCTGTCGAATCCTTCTTCGACCGCCTCTTGACAAGCGGCGTAGGTGACAGACTCAATATCAACTGCGCGTTGTAATTGATCTTGGTTAAAGTCTCCCGCAACGATCTTAACTGAGGACGTGTCAAGTTCAGTTTTCGTGCGTTTGGGAACGGGCGGAACGAGAAAACCTTCAGAGATGAGGCGGTTAAATCCTTGGAAGGTCGTGAGATCATAACAGATGTCGGTAAATAAACCGTCCTCCGTGAGTAATCCTTGTCCTGTTCGATACGGTGTTGCTGTGAAACCAATCACGCGAAGATGCGAATTGATCGTCTTTAATCCTGTAATGACTTTTTGATAATTCGTGCCGTCTTTCGGTGAGATAAGATGGGCTTCGTCAACGAGCATAAGGTCACGATGACCAAACTTATCAATGCAATTGACCACACTTTGAACTCCCCCGTAAATAAGAGGAAAATGTGTATCCCGAGTGTTAAGCCCAGAGCTAAATATCCCAAGAGGAACAGACGGCCATTGTTCACGAATGTCTTCTGCATTTTGTTCAATTAGCTCCTTTACGTGTGTCAAACAAATGATGCGTTGGCGCGGAAATCGCGTAAGCACGTTCTTGCAGAACAGCGAGATAACTAAAGACTTCCCGGTTGCTGTGGGCAATGCGATAACTGGATTACCAATTCCACCTTTCTCGTAGTAATTCCAAATAGAAGCTTCAGCTTCGACTTGATACCAACGTGGAACGTGCATTAGTAAATGAATCCAATTATGAAATAGCGTACTATACCTTTTTGTTCTGCCGTTGCCCAAATTTGCTTACGTTGCGGGTATAGAAGGAAATAGCCGTCCCAGTTCCATACCCATCCTTCGGTATATGCGTAATGCAATCGAATGAAAGGTTTCATTTGTTCGTCCATTGTATTTTTGAAAAGATAAATTTAATAGGGCGGTTACGGAGTGCGTTAACGGCTTCATTAACTGTAGCAATAGCATGATTAAATGACCAACCAGCCGTAACAGCATCGGTCATAAATTGTCGAAGATCGGCAACCATTCCGCGAGCATAACAATGCTCTATTACATATTCCAACGGAAGGCCGTAAGTATCAACAAATAAGAAAGCTTGCTTAAAAGTTTTCATCGTTGCTCACTTTCCCAACCACGTAGCCAATTAAGATGGGCTTAAATTTAATTTGTTTGAATGCATGGCGTATTTCCCAATAAGAATCCTGACTTGGGTAAGCGTAAACTAATCCCGTTTTTCGCTCATTCGGAGATGGATTCAACGGGACGAACATTCGCACGCGAATACGTTTCCAAAGCGTTACCGTGTCGCTATCTGTTGCCATGCTTCGCATCCTTTCGGTATTTCATCAGGTGGAATGATTGCGTTCCAATGCCCACAATGCCATTGCTTTTCTGGCATTGGAGTAGCCTGAACACAGCTTCGACAGTTCTTTATTGCAGGTTCTCCAAAGTGACAAATCGGTCGTGCAGCACACATCTTACATTTCCAAAATGACGGTAGCTCGCTAAGGCGCGGCGGTGGAAATGTAGAACGGATAATTGCTTCGGCGCGTTCCGTTTGCTGATTCGCCAATGACCAATCAAGTTCAACGAGTTCAATGTTAAGATCGTCGTTTTCTTTATTGACTGCGATATAAAGGCAGTAATGAATGTTCATCCGGCTACCATAAACTGATGCCTGAATGAAATGCATTGGTTTTTCTTTCTGAACTCCACTGCCCAATAGAATGTTAAAGCGTTCATCTTTTTGCGTTTTGATCTCTAACAGGATCGGAGGAAACTTACCGTAGCGTTCGGGTAGGGCGGCAACGCCATCGCCTGATCCTCCACCATGTCCACTCGCAAATGCGATATGGAATTGCTTTCCGTCAACATCAACTTGCTTAACTAAAAAGCCTACGCCAGTGAGCCATTCAATAACGCGATTCTCTTCAAGGTGTCCTCGTTGAAAAAGCCGCTGCATTCGACCACTAAATACTTCCCGAAACATCCAACGAAAACTAAACCACAAATAGCGGTCACATTCGTGACCAATGATGCTTGCACCCAAATGAGTACGCGGACCATCGTCATACTGTTTTTGGCACCATTCGTCAATATCTTTTTGAATTCGTTCCGCAAGCGCATCACGACCGGCGAACGTTTCAATGTCAAATGATCGACATTCGTCATCGCTTGGAGAACTAATTTTAACGAGTTTGTTTTGTTTAATCATGGAATGAAATTAAAAGGGAATTGACCCACTCGCCAATCCCCTTCACCATCCTTCTGACGTGCTTGAGACTCACGTTAAAAGGAACGATCTTTTACCGTGCCCACGCTGGACGTTCGGTTGCTGCGGGTGCGGCTGGTGCTCCGCCCCAGACTGGCGCTGCGGGTGCAGTCGGTGCCGTCGGTCCTGGCGCTGTCCATGCTGGCGCTGCCTGTGCTGGCGGTCCCCATGAAGGAGCTGGTGCGGTCGGTGCCGGAGCCGTAGGCGAGGGTGGTCCCCATGCCGGTGCTGCGGTTACTTGCGCGATAGGCGCGGCGGGAGGATACGCTGTGGTGCCAGCTTTGCCCGGAGCGTTACCGTCAATATCCTTCACGCCAAAGACCTTGGTATATTGCGGGTTCTCAAGCTGTGGTCCGAGAATAGCAATAAATGGAATGTTGTGTAGCTGCCGCGTGTCAGAAACGTTGAATTGCTTCGTTACGTGGCAGATTGCGGAAAGTTCGCGGCGAGCGATGTCACAAGCTTGCTGACTCGCATTGAACAAGTTAAGCCCATACTGAATCTTGCGATTCAGTTGTGCCCCTGGATCGAGAATTTGCAGTTGAAAGACTAGCCTTCCTCCCGTTTTGTCTTTCGTCTCAACAGGCTCGCTATCGGTGATTACTACATGATAGTCACCCATTGGAGGCGGCGGAGCAAAGCTTGAAGGGTCAACTTGTCGTGCGTCGAATGGTTGTTGAAATTGCATTTGTTTCTCCTTTGTGAAATTCAAAACCCTAAAATCTTCTTAAATACGACTGTCAAATCCGGCTGTTCAAACTCTTCAAGCATACCGCTGCGATCTCTCGCCGCGTGCTGAAAAGTGGTCTTCGTGCAAAGACAACGATAACGTGGATCGCCGGGATGCTGAATCATCCGAAAGACTTCATCAAAGAAATATGGAAGTTGTGGACCAAGTTTTTGTCCCGGCATCATCGGACGATAACGTGTAATACCTGTATCTTCTTCCTTTGTCCATTCTTCTTTCGCTACCACGACTACGCTTTTCCCCGGCATATCGCGGAACCACCGAACACGTTCAATAACTTTGTCGATAATTTCGCCAAATGCCTTTCTCGGGTCTTTCGTCTTTCGCTTCTCTTCAGCTAAACAAGTTTCGGCGATCTCAGAAACGCTGTCTAAGCCATACGTGTAAAACTGTTTCGCTTCGGACGATTGAACAATCCAGCGCATAGCATCATCCAATCCGGCGATGCTCTTAACTTCGATGTAAGGAACGTGCTGGCGTCGAAGTGAAAGTAAACCATTCTCTGCGCTTATGATGACCGGCAACGGGGCCGTCGCTAAAAGAGGCGTCTTGCCTATGCCATATTGACCATACAGCATAACCTTGATACCATCGCGTAGCGGATCGGCTCCGTCGGTATATTGAAGTTGAATCATCCTTTCCCCATTTGTTCTGTAGCTTTCACGACGAGCGCCGTCAACGCCTTCAAGAATAGTGCAAGTTCCGTTTGCCAACTTGACGCGGGCGTTGCGACATACGATTGATCGTCCATAAGGAAACTCCTTTCTAAAAACCCTCTTTGAACGAAACACCGTCTTCAATGACAGTCGCGCCAGCTTCCACAGTGGGCGGTGGAGGGGTTTTTTCTTTTGGTGGAATTAGTTCAAGAACCGGCATTCCCGGCTTGACAGTCGTGGCGGCTGCAATCAAGGCGTTCAGCGCCGGATGTTGCTCTGCGAGCTTGAGAACTTCGCGGTACGCTGTCACAGAAAGTTCCGGCTTCCATTTCACAAGAGACTGTGCAATGCCAGGATCAATCGCAGCGACGGCACTCAAAAGCGCTTCCATTTGACCGGACTGGTTAGTTGCTGAATAATTCATACTCTTCGTCGCCTTAAGTCGATAGTCCCAACCGATGTCAATTGACTCAGTTCCTTCCAGCTTCGTTGCCGTAAAATTCATCTCGACAAGTTTGACACGCAATTGATTCTCTTTACTTTTCACTTCGGCCAATTGGGAAGAAGCTTGAACCCAATCGGTAATCAACTGAGTCGTATCTTTGTCAAGATCAACTTTTGCTATTTTCTTCGGCATAATTTCTTCTCCAAACTCGAGTCTTTTGATTGAATTCTACGATTGCGAATGGCATTTTGCTGCAACCGGCGGCCTTTAGCTTTGGCGGAAGATGTTTTCAATTCCCGCTCCTCAATACCGATTCCGGCGGCGCACGCGGCGCAATGCGGGTTACGCGCACCGGCGTGGGACCAAGTTCCGTGGTTCACGCGCATTACGAAATCTCCTAAAGAATGGGGCGGCGCGGACTCAACCGCCCCGTTGTGGGACGCCCCGCCATGAACATTACGCGGAGATGCCCGAATTTGTCAAGAAAAAAATCACGAATATTTTTACCTTGACGAAATTTTATTTGTCAGGTATGTTCCCTATCGGTGTACCAGAAAAACCCTAATGTTCCCGCGTCTCTTCTCTATAATCGCACGATAGAGTTGTTGAAGTATCGTCCTGTTACGCTCAAACTCACACAGATCAGTAAGGATACCGGCTTACCTGTGGGTTGGCTCGCTTCGATCCTTAATCGCTCCGACATCAGCCCATCAGTTCATCGCATTGAACTTCTGTACACCTATTTAAGTGGCAAATCGTTGGAACTATAAATGTTCCCAGAAGAATTGAAAGCGTACCCACAATGGGTGCTCTGGCGCGAGGCGCAAAAACCCGATGGTGAATATACCAAAGTGCCGGTTAATCCGCACGATGGTACGCTTGCCGCATCAAACAATCCGTTAACATGGTCCACATTTGACATTGCGTTTGCATCGTCCAAACGCCTAATTTGCGGCATTGGCTTCATGCTCGCGGAGAGCGATCCATACGCTTTCATTGACCTAGATGATCCACGACGCATAAAAAAGGGAAGGCTGATCCGCTCAGAAGATGAGTGCTCCGCAATTGATCTCCGTCAAATAAAGATATTTGATACATTTGACAGCTACAGCGAACGTTCGCCATCCGGCAAAGGATTGCATATCATTGTCAAAGGCTCCGTACCAAGCGGACGGCGTAGAGATGAAGTTGAAGTTTATTCATCTTTGCGTTTTATGACAATGACCGGCGATACTTTTAGTGATAAACCAATTGCAGAGCGCAATGATTTGCTTCGCGTCTTGTGGGAAGAGATTGGAGGGAAAAACAATGACCAAACTGAAATTCGAGAATCAGAGCAAAAATACGATGATCGAGATATATATGAACAAGCACGTCAAGCGGTTAACGGCGACAAGTTCTTGCTTCTTTGGAATGGTGATTGGATTAGTGCTGGTTATTCTTCGCAATCCGAAGCTGATTTTTCTCTTATCAACATGCTCGGTTTCTACTCACGTAATGTTTCACAGATCAAAAGATTATTTTATATTTCGGCTCTCGGACAACGAGACAAAGCTAAACGAAAAAACTATATTGAAAAGATGATTCAGCGAAGTTTTGACAATCAACCTGCTTTTATTGATTTTGCCGAATTGGACGCCAATCTCAAAAAAGAGTTGGACGTGAAATCAAATGAACACGCAACGCCTAATCCGTACCTTGGTCCTCTCTTTGGGAACGTCCCTGATCCCGAGTATGATTACACTACTCCCCCTGGCTTGCTTGGGGAAATTGCTCAATTTATTTACGAGAGTGCCCCTCGACAAGTCAAAGAAATCGCATTGGCAGCTTCAATTGGCCTTATGGCTGGCATTTGTGGTAGAGCCTACAATGTTTCCTCAAAGGGACTCAATCAATACGTCCTGTTACTTGCGAAAACTGGTACTGGTAAGGAAACTGTTGCGAGTGGAATTGACAAAATCATGCGTGAGGTACGAGTACAGTGTCCCTCAGCGGTTGAGTTCCTTGGTCCGTCGGCGATTGCTTCGGGGCAAGCGATTATAAAACATCTTGCTAAACAGCCGTGCTGCGTAGCTATTGTTGGTGAATTCGGATTAGTTATGCAGTCTATGTGTTCTGAACATGCCGATGCAAATAAGATTCTTCTCCGAAAAACATTGCTTGAACTATACATGAAATCAGGTAGTCAGGACACCCTCCGCGCCACATGGTATAGTGATAAGCGTGATGATACGCCTTCGGTAGCGAGTCCGGCATTTTCAATCCTGGGAGAATCGACGCCTAGCACTTACTATACGGGACTAGATGAATCAATGATTGCACAAGGTTTGTTGCCGCGCTTCATGGTAATTGAATACAACGGTCAACGACCACAGTTTAATAAAAAACACGCTTCGGTTAAACCGTCTGAGGCCTTCATTACGCGAGTCTCTGAACTATGCGAAAACTGCCATTCGCTGATGGCACATGGAAGAGTAGTAGAAATTCAACTAGACAGCGATGCTGAAGCCTTTCTAGATGAGTACGAAAAGAAAACTACGGACAGCATTAACAATTCCGACCTCGTTTTGGCAAATGAATTATGGAATCGCGCCAGCTTGAAGATGGTTAAGCTTGCTGCGCTCATAGCTGTGGGCAACAATCCTTATGCGCCCTTAGTGAGCCTTCCTGATATAAAATGGGCACATGATCTTGTCGAACGGGATATTAGTGCTGTTTTTAAACGCTTTGATACAGGGGAAATTGGCCGTGAGACGGGCGAAGGCAATCAACTTCACGATCTCGAATTGTTGATTCGAGATTATCTTATTCGACCATTTGATGACCACTTACGGAAGTATGTCGTTGATCCTAGAATGCACGGAGATCGCGTGATTTCATGGAGTTATTTGAATCGACGCATTACGCAAAAGGGATCGTATAGGAATGATCGTGTTGGCGCGTCATTTGCCTTACGTCGCTCAATTGAAGCTTTATTACTTGACGGTTCAATACGTGAAGTACGCCAAGTGGATATGGAGAAACGTTACGGCAGGACATCGAAAGGTTTTGGAATCGTTGAAATCAATCACTTCATCAATCGTCGCTAAAAGTTCTTCCACTACTTTTCTAAAATCAAATTGGCTCAAAAAGCAGTAACCCTCCCGTTGACCCTCCATTTCCATTTTGCAAAATCCCAAAAAACCAGTAACCAGTGAGGGGAGATCGGATTCGACAGGCGCGGATCGGATTTTCGGAATGTCTATTAATTCGATAATGTCTATTGGTCTAGTAGACTTAGTTTTTCCTTTGGAATCAATGAGATACAAGCCTAAGGTATTCGCCCTGATAAAATACGGTATTCTCTCGATTGCTTCAGGCAGGGCACACGATATGCTCCGTGCATGATGGAGCTGTTGACACGATTGCGTGAACGAGTTTTTGCGCAAAATGAATGCTACGTACCAAAGAAAAACCGTGCCTAGAGAGGCACGGTTCGTTATTCGGACGGTGATCGTTACTTCTTCATTAGGTCGGCATAGTCCAAAGCTTTGACTTGATTCCGCCATGCCACATCTAAGTAATCGCGTGTTAACCAACCAATTAGATATGCCTCTGCCGCGCTGTCTCGACACGTTAGAAAGGTTGTAGCAGGGGGCATGTCCTTGACTTCTGTTCCCATGCGTGCGTTTTCCATAATCAATAGCTTTGCGGCGGTTCCCAGGTGGAAGGCTGAAGGAATTGCATCGGATGGTCTGTTTGACCTGTGGCGTCTTTCGTGCGCTGTTTCGCGGCCTAATAGACGGCCTAACGCATCTTGGTAGCCAATGTTTCTTGCATGGTCGCGCAATGCATTCGCTGGATGGTCGTATTGCTTGGAACCTTCCATGTAAGCTTTGGTAATCGAAAATTGAAACTGTTCCCATAAGACGTTAATTTTCCGCTTTACATTCATAGTGATTTCCTTTCTCGTTTTTTAGAGTGCTGACCGCACCGTTTAGTTAACTTCGATAGCGCGTCAACCTTGCCACAGGGGACGCGCTAACGCGGTTAGCTAAAACACTTGTTTTCTGACCGCATGACGTAATACGCAATGGCTCCAATCAATTCTTCTGCCCGATCATCATTAGCAAGCTGGCCGATTCCATCTTGTTTAAGAGACAATCGGCAAGCTGTGAAAGCATTGTCAATAGCTTTACGTATTTCATCCGTCATTTGTTCATAGGCAGAATGCACTTTTTGTGTGTCAATACTTGTAAATGACATTTTAGTTTTCCTTCCTTTCTGCGAACGGCATTAACGCGGTTAGCTAGTCAAGCGATTCGATAGCTTCGTTAATCATCTTCGTTTGTCTCGGTGTTGATACGGTCGGAAATTGCTTTCCATTCTTCGTCACGTTCTTGGATGGTATCAAAGTAATCTACAGTGACGAATCCGCTTGAATCCTCACGCAAGATGACACCCGCACAAGACGTTAGCTTTTCTTGTTCGGATTCGTTCAAAGTTTCAAGCAGGGGGTCATGATCTTTAAAAATGGATAGACCATTCTTCATTAGCCCAAACCATTCGCCATTCTCGTCAACACTTCCGCATTCGTCATCCGTCATGCCATTCAAAGATACGTCATAGACGTAGCTATCTAAGATGGTAGAAAACTTACCAGGACCGTAAGGTCTGATAGTGTCGTTTGGCATTATGCATCCTTCCTTTCGATGTTCTTAAATGCTTGGCTGATAGCGCGGGAACTGAACCCGATAGCTTCTAATTGTTCACGTAGATCGTCTAATTCTACCTTTTCGACATCGGCGATCTCCGAATCATCGGAATCGGACTCGATTCCCCACAGACCTCCCGATGTAACGGTTTTTTGTGGCCCCATTCCTCCGGTATAGTTTCCATCGGTATTACGTGTGCCATAGGTAACGCACCAGACGGCTTCCGCTTGAATTCCGACATACCACCAATTACCGCCTTGCAATTCTTTCATTCGGGCATAGTCTTGTGCTATGTATTGGATGAGTTGGGCGTCTGTTAAATTTTTGGGTTCGCCATTGGAATCTACATAGTTAAACGATGGATTGAAATAGTGATATTGATTACGCTGATAATCGCCCGATTCGCCACAATTGCATTCGCCGTCACGGAGCGATTCTAGGACATCAATAGTTTCTTGAAAATTATCTATTACTTGAATGTCTTTTGAATCTTGTTCGCCTTTTTCAAAGCAAACTTTTTCGCGTTCTTCCATTTGTCGGTATTGGTGATCTACCGCGTGTTCCAAGTTTGCCCATGCCTCGCCTTGCGGCTGATTCCAGTTCTGCGAATTGCATTCAAGCGTATGTTGCCTATCAATGGTAAAGCGAGATGTTGAACGGTTCGAATATTCCCCGTAGTAAGAAGTATCGCTGCCCGAATCCATCATAGTTTTGATGGTTACTGATAGGATGCGTTTACCGTTTTTCATGGTTCGTACTTTCCTTTGTGCGCTAGTTGCGCTGTAATCGAATCAATAGCGCGTCTGCGACCGCGCTAATGTCGCAATTATAGCCGAATGCCTAAAGCCTTGAGGAATTGCGCGTCATTCAGTGGCGAATGTGCAATTTCATTGTGGGAGTGCATTGGCATACGTTCCAAGTCTGCCGTTACATCTTCGATCACGGCAAGCGCATTCGACTTGAGAATATCGCCAGTACCGATAACAGCATTCTCCGCCCGAGCTTGAGCAACGCTATAGCCTTGCCGTGAGTCAGTCATACGCGCCGTACGGAAATGATCGGTGTATTCCGTGACGGCGTTTAGCAGGTTGTAGGCACTCCCTGCAATTTCAGGGAACGCGTTGTTATCGTTGCACGCGTACAATCCCAACACTTCCGTAATGACATTCTCGCGGCGAGTGGTATTGGCGTTCTCTTCTTTCGGCGCGGGAAAAAGTTTGTTCAAGACTTGAACCATAGTTTCGCGGGTCATCTTGCGCGAACGCAATGCCTGTAACTTTTCTTCTAAGCGTTTTGCATCCGTCACAACGCCTGTCATTAAAGACTTGGCCTTGTCCATCCGAACGTCTGCATTCTTGGTGTGTTTGACACGGAACGCCGATGCGCCGTCAGACAAAGCCGCGTTTAGCGTGTTCTGGCAAACGACACGTACTGTCGTTAGCTTGACAGTGTGGGCCATCGAACCATCGTGCGCCGTAGCGAATACAAGGTACGTTTCGTGCCGGTCGCCTTTGACAATTTCAATGTCAGCCTTCGGGACGCGCACAGAACACCATATTTTTGCACCATTGCCTAAGGCACCCGCTGAATCGTAATGTGATCCGCCGTTTGCTTCTAGGAGCGTATCGACAAACTGAAAGCACTCTGAATTTTGCTTGATTGCGAAATCCGCGCCAACAGTTCCGAGATGAGCGTTATCGCTGTCACGAAAAATCGAACATGATGGTGTTTCGACAACAACCCCTTTAGGATTGCGTGCATAGTTCTTTACTTTGGTAACATTCCAATCGAGTCCGGCGAGTTTGATAGCTTCGTCCCAAGACGGCGCGTTGACGCAACGCTGTCCCAATTCGTGCCACGCATCTTTACGTTCGCCTACCACAAACATGCAATCTTTGGTGCCGTCGTTATAGATGTTATGAGCCATTGTGTTTTTCCTCTGCGAGTTTAGTGACTTGTTCAGCCATGCTAACTCAATATGCCCACAATTGCTTGTAGGCATAATGCGTTGTCATTGCTAGTAGTGAAACGGGCAGCATGATTGCTTACCCTCTGCAACGCGCCTGCAATGGTCGCATGTTTTAGGTTGGGGCGAATGAGAAACTTCTACTGTGAGGAATGCTTCGCTTGTGACAGGTTCGGCGCGGGTATACCGAAGGTGTCCATTTCCTTCGTTAATGATGCGGTCCAGTTTGGCGAATACGGGAACGGTTTCGCTA